GGTTCCTGATGCGCGTTGACGGTAACCTGACCCACGCTGGTCACATTAAGCACTTCATTGGGAACGCTGCTTAAGAAATAACACGCAGGGGGGTCGGGCGCTAGTTGCCCGGCCCCTTTTGCATGTATAGGATTGCCCTATGGGTAAATCTGGTAATCCTGCCTCGCAGGAACAATTAAAGGGCGCGTTTAGCGTTTGGTCTAACAGTTATGACATGCCTACTGGTTATGGGCAACAGGTTAAGTATCTAATTAACCGTTTGAAGCGTCATGGTCTTGATGTGGCGAACATTAGTAATTTTGGTTTAGAGGGTGCACGTTCGGTCATTGACACGAAGCATGGGCCGGTGGCGCACTTCCCTAGGTCGTTTCAACATTATTCGCAAGACACGGCCCCGCTTGACCATATGACTTTTGTAAATGAGTCTGCTGATGGCCCGGACTTTAAGAATGTGTTTTTCACCCTTTATGACGTGTGGGTTTTAAACAGCCCGCATTACGACATGATTAAAGACATTTGGTCGTGGACTCCTATCGACCATGTGACTTTGCCTCCTAAGGTGAAGGAATGGTTGACGCGGAAGAATGTGAAGCCGATTACGATGGCTCCGCATGGGACTCGATTGTTGCAGAAGGACGGTATTGATTCGGTTTATGTGCCTCACTCTATTGACACTAAGACGATAAGGGAGTCTTATCAGCTGTCTAATGGTTTAGATGTCCGTGACTATTTTAAGAGCCGTGACAAGTTTGTTGTGGGCATGGTTGCCGCTAACAAGGCTTCTGGTCTTGTGCATCGCAAGGCTTTTAATGAGAATTTGATGGCGTTTGCTATTTTCCAGCAGGCACATCCTGATGCAATGTTGTATTTGCATACTGACGCTAAGGGTGGTGGTATTGGCTGGGATTTGCTTGAAATTTTGCAGGCTCTTGGTGTGCCGTCTGAGGCTGTTTCTGTCGTAAACCCTATTGAATACCGCTATGGCTCGAAGGTAAAGGATTTGGCGGCGTATTATTCGGCAATGGATGTGTTGCTTGCTACATCGATGGGGGAAGGTTTCGGTGTACCAACAGTTGAGGCGCAAGCCGTTGGTACTCGGGTGATTGGTTCTGGTTGGGCCGCTACTGAGGACCTTGTGTCTGAGGAATGTTGGCTTGTGCCTGGCAATCCCGTGTGGGATGCTCAACAGAGGTCGTGGTGGCAGACTCCTCAGGTCCCTGCAATTGTTGAATCGTTGAAGCAGGCTTATGCGTTAGGTAAAACAAAGTCTCCGCAAGCTGTTGAGTTTGCGCAACAGTTCCATACTGAAACAGTGTGGAAGGACTATTGGATGCCGCTATTGCGGGAGCATTTCAATGCTGGTTGATGTTGTCCTGTATGGGGGCGAAGTTGATTTATTAAAAGCTCGGTTAGAGACTGTAAAAGCTGATAAGACGATTATTGTTGAGGGCGATAAGCATTTCACTGGTCAGCATAAAGGCTGGTCTTTTCTTGACAATAATGTTGAACACGACATTCAGAAACACATACACCGAGTGCATTATTTGCCTGTAACTTCTTCGGCTGCTTCTAACGCTTGGTTTAATGAGAAAAGTCAACGCGACGCAGTAACGCCGTTTCTGGATGCTTTACAGTTGCCGGACGATGCGATTGTCGGGTTTTTTGATGTAGACGAGTTCCCAAACTTTGACTTGATGACAAATCAGCAAACTGTTAATAGTTGGTTCATGGCTAAATATCAAATGAGTTTGTTCTGGTTTGAGTGGGAAGAGTTGACTGGTGTTTCTGGTCCTTGGCGTGAAATGAAGAAACGCAGTTTTCACGATTGGCGTCTTGCTCGTAACTCGGTGACACCGATTAGGGAGGGTTTTCACTTTTCTTCGTTTGGTTCGGTCGATGAGGTAACGAGGAAATGGCTCGGCTTTTCTCACACAGAGTTTCGTCGTGAAAACATGAGGGAATGGGTTATCAATTGTTGGGAGAATGGTAGGGCTTTACAGTCCAGTGCATTATTGCGAGAGGAATCAAGGTTGAATGATTCTTTTCCCGCTTACATGCTCAATCGCCGAGGGCCTCACCACTGGTACAGGAAACGACCTACTTTTTAATACCCCAAAAGTAGAGGTCTTGTGATTGCGGATTGTAGGTAAATTCGTAATCAGTAAACATCGTGTGTAAATCGAAAGCTTCTTGGAAGTCTTCTTCGTTGAGGTTCCGATAGTAATCCCAGGCGGCTGTTAAGGGTGAAGAGCCTACATCGGTTCGACGTGTGCCGTGTTCTGGTCTACCGTCTGACGCGCAGGTCATAATGACTGCCGTGTCTGCCATCCGATGCATGTTTGCAAAAGTAGCAATCCATTCGGGATTGTGTTCAAAGCATTCTGCGGAGATGGCAATGTTGAAACTGTCTGTTGGATAGTCGAGGTCTTCGCCTTTGCAAACAATGTCAACGTCTCTTCCGGGTCCGACATCGACGCCGATGTATTTTGTGGCAGAAAAAAAGTCTCTGACCGTGCCGTTGATATTTAGAGAACCAACTTCTAGCACGCTTACATCGGTGAACCATTCGGGGTAAGCGTTTTTAAGATTTTGCAGAAATTCTCGTTGTTGATAGTGGGCCATGGCAATAGGATACACATGTGTTACCTAATTTGATTGTCCCAGTGTTGAACAGGTATGACCTGTTGCAAGACATGTTTAACAGTATTGATGAGCCGATTGGTGAGCTTGTCGTTATTGATAATGGCGGCGAAGCGGATGCTTTGTTTTTCCCGAGTCTTGCTGAAGAGGTGCATTTCATTCAGTTGCCGAGCAATCTGGGCGTTGCAGCGTCGTGGAACCTTGGTATCAAACTACTACCACATGCTGACAGGTGGTTTTTCGCGTCGAATGACATGCAGTTTATGCCTGGCAGTATTTCTGAATTTCAGAAAGCCGCACGCGATGAAGTGACTTTGACGGGTGATGTTCCGCATTGGCAATGTTTTGCAGTTGGCGATACTGTTGTTGAAGAGATAGGACTATTTGATGAAGCTCTCTACCCAGCATATTTTGAAGACAACGACTATCGTCGTCGAGCGGAAGCCGCGGGGTTCACTGTGCGTATGTTGCCTATCAAAACAAGTCACCAGAATTCCTCTACTATCAAAAGCGATGACTTTTACAACGCTCGTAACTCGGTGACGTTTGCGTACAATCAGCATTACTATGCTGACAAGGTGGCGCGGCAGGACATGTCGCAGGGTGGTTGGAAGTTGCATCGCAGACGCGAGGCTTCTTGGGACAAGCCACGATAAACTAGACGAGGAGGTTTACTGTGGCGATTACTAACGGATATACCACTCTTGACGAGGTAAAGCGTCAACTCGATATCCCTGGCTCTGATTCGATTGATGATGCGCTGCTTGAGTTGTGTATTGAGTCTGCTTCGCGTGCGATTGACAACATGACGGAGCGTACTTATTTTCAGGGTACGGCGACGCGAGTGTTTGTGCCGGATGATTCTTTCTTCTGCAAGAGTTTGACATTGTGTGGACGAGCACTGACTATCAGTTGGAGCCTCTGAATGGGTCTCTAAACGGCACAGATTGGCCGTACACGGGCATTCGCGCTGTCGGGGACTATCTGTGGCCTACGGTGGGTTCTGAGGCTACTGTGCAGGTTACAGGCGTGTTTGGGTGGCCTTCTGTTCCGACTGCTATACAGCAGGCAACTATTTTGCAGTCTGCCCGGTATTACAAGCGTTCGGATAGTCCGATGGGTGTGGCTGGGTTTGACGCGATGGGTGCTGTGCGTTTGTCGAATGTTGACCCTGATATTTATGTTTTGTTGGAGCCGTACAAGAAGATTCGGATGTTTTAATGGCTGATATACAAGCCATCCGTGAGGGTCTTGCTACGAACCTTGCAACGATTAGTGGCCTGCGCACTGAGGCCAACATGTTGGAGACGGTGAATCCTCCTGTTGCGGTGGTTCAGTTGGAAAGTATTTCTTATGATGAGGCTTTCCAGGGTGGGCTGCATATTTATCGGTTCAATGTTTTGGTTGTTGTTTCTAGGGCGGCGGACCGTATCGCGCAGGAAGCTTTGAATGATTATGCTTCGCCTGATGGGGCTAGGAGTATCAAGGTTGCGATAGAATCGGATAGGAGCTTAAGTTCTGCGGCGCAGACACTTCGTGTGGAAACATTGTCGAACATTGGCTCTCTACAACTCGATAACCAGGAATACTATGCGGCAGAGTTTTCTGTCGCGGTTTATGCATAAGGAGAAATAAATTGGCGAAATACGTCGTAACTGGGACCGATGTGACCCTCAACGGGGATGACATTTCGGCTAACACGGCTCGCGCTGAGCTGGTGATTAACGCAGCTGAGGTTGACACTACTGACTTCGGTTCGGGTGGATTCACCGAGCTGATTGGTGGGCTTAAGTCCGGTCAGGTCACTCTTGACTTCCACAACGACTTCGGTTCGGGTGCTGTTTCTGACCTGCTGAAGGACCTTGTGGGAACGATTGGTACTGTCACCCTCGACCCGACTGGTGCTGGCGCTGGGGCGAACAACCCCGTGTACACCGCTGAGGTTCTTATCAACTCCTTCACCCCCGTGTCGGGTGCAGTGGGCGATTTGGCTACCTTCTCGGTGACATTCCCGACCAGCGGAAGCGTGACCTTCGCAACTGCTTAGTGTAAGCTGACGCTATGAGAATCAGCCTACATATTGAGTACGAAGACGGCACTGCTAGAGATGTCGTGTGCAACGCTGCTGACATGGTGGCGTTTGAGGATAAATACAACGTCAGTGTGGTGAATCTCGGTAGTGAGCCCCGTATTGGGTGGCTTCTCTACTTGGCTTGGCACGCTGAGCACCGTTTGAAGAACACGAAAGACCAGTTCGAGAAGTGGTGCGAGACGGTTGCGGGTGTTGGCGAGGCTGAGGCCGACCCAAAATCCGAGGCCTAGGAGAGTCCTCTGCGCATTGGTATATTGCTGGTCTTGCCGCAGAAACTGGTATCAGTCCTAGAGAGTTAATGGCTCTTGATGACCGAATGTTATGGACTATTGAGAGATGGTTGATAGCAAAGGGCATTAGGAGTGGTCAGTAAGGAAGCCGCCCCCTGGTTGGGGCGGTTTTCTTGTTAGTAGAATAGATAGAGATAGGTGGTGGCTTGTGGTTGCTGTTGGTTCTCGCACGTTTACGACTAGGGTCGGTGGCGCGCGTGTGAGGGGACAGCGGGCTGAGGTGTATCTCAGTGAATACTATGAGCTGATTAAAGTTCTCCGTGAAGTAGATTCCGACCTGTTGAAAGAGTTTCGCAAAAAGTCGAAGGCATTGGCTAAGCCTGTGCAACAGGATATTAGAGATAGCATCCCCTCGACAGCACCTATCCGGGGTATGCGTCGCCGTGTAGTGCCGGGTCGTTTAACATGGGGTGTCGGTAAGCCTGCGAAGTCTGCGTTGATTCGTACTAAGAATCCGCGGAAGTTTGATAAGCGTAAGAGTATTTCGCTTGCGAGTGTTGCTGTTCGGTCTCCGGCGACGATTCTTGCTGATATGGCTGGAAAGTCGAATCGTGTGACTGGTAAGACGAAGGTTACGAAACGTTATGCGTATTCGCGAGCTAAGTCTGGTTTTCGTACGCACCGTATTAATGGTCAGGGCGAGAACATGATTAGGGCTTTGAATGCGAAGGCTAATGCTTCTCGTTTTGTGTGGCCTGGTGCGGAGAAGTCTTTGCCTGCTGTGCGTGATGAGTTTCAGACTGTCGTGGATGATGTTGTTTTGCGAGTGAATGCGGAGTTGGAGCGTAAAAATGGCCTTTAGTGAAGTTAACGTCCCGGTCAATACTGCATACAACGACAAGGGGATGAAGGAGTCCATTAAGGACCTTAATAAGCTTGGTAAGACTGTTGACAAGGTTGCTGCGCGTGCTTTCAAGGCTGCCGCTAACTTTGCGTTCCTACAGGGCGGTAGGGCACTGTTTGAGTTTGGTGCTGATTCGGTTCAGAATGCTAGGGACCTTCAACGTAACTTGAATGGTTTGCAGGCTGTCTTTGGTGAGCTGACGCCGCAAATGATTGAGTTCACTGAGAATGCTTCTGACCTTGGTTTGTCGCAGTCTCGTGCGGCTCAGGCGACAACGTTCCTTGGTTCTGTGTTGAAGCAGTCTGGTTTCAGCCTTGAGGGTACTGCTGAGTTAACGCAACAGCTTGTTGCTTTGGGTACTGACCTGGCGATTGTTTATGGTTACGACGTTCAAGAGGCGTTGCTTGGTATGACGGCTTTGTTCCGTGGTGAGTATGACCCGATTGAGAAGTTCGGTGTCGCCATGAAACAGTCTGAGATTGACACTGAGAAGGCACGTCTGGGTCTTGAGGGTTTGACTGGTTCACATGAGCGTTATGTTGACCAGCTGATTCGTGTGACGTTCTTGATGGACCGTGCAAAGGATTCGCAGGGTCAGTTCCAGGAGCAGTCAAATACCTTGTTTGCTCAGCAGAAGATTTTGAATGCTGAGTTTGAAAACATGAAGGCTCGCATTGGCGAGGACCTCCTGCCCATTTTTGCAAATCTGGCTTCTTTGATTCGGTCGGAAGTGTTGCCGGTACTCGGACCGGCGCTACAGGATGTTTTTGGTCGTTTTGTAACGCTGATTCGCAGTCTGATTGAAAACAAAGATGAGCTGATACCTAAGATTTTGCGCGTCGTTGAAGCCATTGTGATTATGACGAAGATTTTTGTCAATTTGACTATTTTTGTTACTGAGAACATAAGAATGATTGCTGCTTTTGGTGGCGCACTTATTACGTTCTATGGAATAACTAAAGGCTTGGCGCTTGTATCTACTTTGTATGCGGGTGTGAAAGCATCTATTGACCTTGCTACGGGCGCGCAGAGACGTTTCAACATTGTTTCGCGGCGCAGTGTTGCTGGCTTACTTGCAAGTTTGGCTGCGGTTGGTGTTGGCGCGGCTGTGTTTAAGAATTTTGATAGCGGTCTTGAAGAAACGACTGAGGGTCTTGTTGATTTTGAGAAAGCAAATGAGGATGCTTTAGCTGAGCTGGACAAGGTTGGCCGTGCTGGTCTTGAGGCTTATAGTGATGAGCTTGTGCAAAGCGAGTTGCAGAAATACGTTGATGGCACTGTTGACCTTGGCGAGGCGATTGATGGTGTCGGTGAAGCTGCTGGTGGTGCGGCAACTCAGGTAGACGGGTTGGCTAATTTCTATGCGAAGCTGACTGATGAGGCGCGCAAACAGTCGGCTCGTGTTCAATTGGAGACGCTTGGTGCTACTGAGGGTCTCATTGAGGCGATTCTTGGGTCTGGTGACCAATGGCAGCGAGTGTTTAATGATGTTGTGTCGCGGGGTGTTGATTCGGTCCGTGAAGTGCAAAACTTGTTCGGTCAAACTAAAGCTGGTTTTGATGAGGCGATGGCTGAGTATGAACGTGAGGTGCTTGAACCGTTTAAACGCTTTAAAGAGGCTGCTTTACAAGCTAAAGATGCCATGTTGGAGTTTGTTGACTCTATTGAAATCCTGCCGAGCGTTGAACGTGAACTGGGTCGATTTGAGCGCGCTGCCGCTGACAAGCTCACTCGCATTGAGGAGGACCTTGAGGATGCGTTTGATAACGAGTATTTGCTTGAGGAGAACTATAAGAATCTTCTAAATTATGCGCGTGACGAGTTCGCTGTGTTGCAGCGAATTGAGCGTCAACGTGATGACATTTTGCGTCGCCGTGATGCTGCGATGGCAATGATTGATTCGGTTCAGCAGAGTGTCCGGTCGTCGGCTGATTTGGTCAACATTTTGCAGGATGTGCAAAATGAGACTGAACGTGTCGATATGACAAAGATTGTTAAAGACACGATTGCGGAAGCGCAGGGTTTGCGTGAGTTTGAGGTCATTGTGACTTCTGCTGTCGTCGAACCCATTGAAGAGGTCGTGTCTAAGTCTGAGCAGCTTGTACAGGGCTATCGAGGCATTGTTGACCGGACTCGCGCTTTTGTGAAGGACATGAAGGCTTTGCGTGACCTTGGGCTTGACCCGGCTTTGTTTAATGAGCTTGTTGAGGCTGGTGTTGATGCGGGTGGGGAGACTGCCCGTGCGCTTATTGATGGCGGTCAAGACACTGTAAACGAAGTTAACAATTTGTTTGGCGAATTGAACGCTCTTGGTGAGGAACTTGGTGAAGAGACTGCTCAGGTCATGTATGGGCAGGGCGAAATGTTTGTTGACGGGATTGTGCAAGGTCTTGAAGACCAGGCGACGCAACTGGAAGAGCAGGCAATTGCTCTTGCCGCGGCGTTTACTGAGTCGTTTGAACAGTTGTTGATTTCAGGTATTGAAATTGCAATTGCAAAGGCTGAACTTGCTTTGTCTATGATGCCAACGTTTGAGGGAATGCCAATTCTCGAGACGGGTGCTGGCTCCGGCGGTGGCGGCAATGGTGGCGGTGGCGGTGGCGCTGGCGAAGACGACGGTTTCCGTCTGACGGGTGACATTCCAGGTTTTGCAACTCCTGAGACTGTCCAGTCTCTAGTGGATAAGCGCCGCCAAGAGGTAGAGGATATTAGACGTCAAGCGACTCTTGCTGCGGAGAGAGCCGCAGCGTCTCTTCAGGCGCAAGCTCGTCGCGCTGCACAGTCAGATAAAATATCTTCAAGCAAATCTAGTGGTGTGGGTATTGGCGGAGAGAGACCAACAAACTACACAGTCATTAACACTGGTCAAAGCACTCGCGCCGTTGAAGTCGCTATTTCTCGTGCAAATGCAGTGCGGGGAGCGGGCACCACGAATAACATCCGTCGTTTGGCGGATAGGGGTATCGCCTAATGACTTTGCCGGTCCCTAAGGTTGAGGTTGGTTTTGATTTAACAGACAACCCGGCTGGTTCGTTTTTCAAGTTAGATGATTCGGTTCAGGGCCGTTTGGACAATGAGGAGTATCGTCTGGCGGGCACGCTTTTCTATGATGTGTCTGACCGTGTGACTGCTTTAGAGGTGCAACGCGGTAAGGCGGCTATTTTGACCGATATGCCGCCTGGAGAAGCACAGGTAGACTTTACTAACCATGACCGTGCGTTTGACCCTTTGTTTGAAGCGTCTCCGTTCTATCCAGAGATTGTTCCGCGTCGTGAAATCCGTATTACTGTTAATGACAAGAGAGTGTTTTCTGGTTGGATTGAAGACTGGGATTTGGATTATCAGCCGAATGGTGATTCTAATGCTTCGGCGCAAGCTTATGATGCGTTGACTATTTTGGGTAACCAGACGCTTGATGCGTTTACTCCTTCGGTTGAAAAGTCTGGGGCAAGATTAAATTCGGTTTTAAATAGGCCGGAGATTGATTGGCCTTCAACTTTGCGCGATATCGATGAAGGCACTGTTGATGTAAGTGATACGCCGTCTTCTGAGGCTAATGGCCTAATTCAGTATTTGCAGAACATTGCTGCTTCTGACCCTGGCGTGTTATTTGTTGATAAAGAGGGTCGTCTTGCGTTTAGGGATAAACGTCGCGCGCCTACTTCGTCAAATCTTGTTGAGTTGGGTGAGGGTGGTATTCCTCTCCAGAGTTTGCAGGTGCAGTATGGGTCTGAGTTGTTGTTTAACAGGGTGACTGTTACTCGGCAGGGTGGGGGTACGGCTGTTGCTTCTGATTTGGCTTCGCAGGATTCGTATGGCGCACGGGATTTAACTATTGATAATTTGCAGTTGACTTCTGATACGGATTTGGCTGATTTTGCTGTGAATCAGTTGGCTTTGTATTCGGAGCCGGAGTATCGGTTTGACAATGTTGAGATTATTTTGGAGAAACTGTCTGAGGCTCAGCAGGACCAGATTCTTAATTTGGATATTGGGGATATTTGTTCGGTGTCGTTTACTCCGAATAATGTTGCTCCGCAGATTGTCCGTTATGTGGAGATTCGTGAGATTACTCACATGGTGACTTTGCAAATGTATCGTGTGGGTCTTGGTTTTAACGAGTTGAAGTATGCTCCGTTAGTGTTGGATGACGCTGTGTTCGGTAAACTAGATGTTGGTACGTTGAGCTGGTGAGGAACCTAAATGCCGTTTAAAGTTTTTGCTGTCAATGAGATTTTGACTGCCGCTGATGTGAATGATTATTTGGCGGAGCAGGCGATTGCGACGTTTGCTGGTACTGCGGAGCGTGGGTCTGCGATTGGGACTCCTGTGACGGGTCAGTTTACGTTTATTACGGGGACTTCTTCGCTAGAATATTGGAATGGGTCTGCGTGGACTGCTTTTTCTGGTGGTGGCGGCGGTGCCACTGAAGATGTTTTAATGCTTATGGGAGGCTAATAACGTGGCGTATAAAATTCTTGGTCAAGCTCATTTGACTACTACGTCTGATACGGATGTGTATACGGTTCCTTCGGCTACGCAGACGGTTGTTTCGACGATTGTTGTGGCAAATATTGGAACGGTGGCGACGACGTTCAATCTTGCTCTTCGTGAGGACGGCGATACTCTTGCTGATAAGCATTATCTTGGCAAGGAGGTTCCGATTGCGGCGAATGATTCTACGACGTTGACGTTGGGTATTACGATGGATGCGTCTGATGTGATTACTGCTGCGGCGGGTACTGCGAATGCGTTGAGTTTTAACGTGTTCGGTTCTGAAGTTTAGGGGGCTTTATTGTCTATCCGCAGATTGTCTACGTCTACCCTGACGGAACAAACCCGATACGCCACGATGTCCACGGGGACGCAACTACCGATTACGACAAACTTTCTCGTCGTTGCTGGCGGTGCCGGTGGCGGGTTCCCAACAACATCGACTTCAGCGGGTGCTGGAGGTGGTGGGGCTGGTGGTTATCGTTGCTCGGTTTCGGGTGAGTCTTCGGGTGGTGGAGCTTCGGCAGAATCACCTTTGTCTTTAATGGCTGGTACGGCTTACACGATTACGGTTGGTGGTGGAGGTGCCGCAGGTTCCAGTCAACCATCAAATGGTTCTAACGGTTCCAACTCAGTATTTGCAACAGTTACCTCGCTGGGTGGCGGTGGAGGTGCCGGGCACAACCAAGCCGGTGTTGCTGGCGGTTCCGGGGGTGGTGCTGCGGCGTTTGAGTATTCCGGGGGTTCAGGCGAGTCTGGGCAGGGGTACGCTGGTGGAGCACAAACCGGGTCTTCGGGCCCTGGTGGTGGTGGAGGTGCTGGTCAAGTCGGACAAGACGGGCAAACCTCCCCCGCTATCTATTCGGGCGGGGACGGTGGCGATGGCGTACAGTCATCAATAGATGGCTCAGCGACCTACCGCGCTGGTGGCGGTGGCGGTGGCACATACGACACGGGAGACGCAGGCGAGGGCGGTCTTGGCGGAGGAGGAAAAGGTTACGACAACACCGTCTCGGTTGCGGGCACAACGAACACGGGAGGCGGTGGCGGTGGAGGTCGTCGGGGTTCTAGTTCTGCTGTTACGGGGAGCGCGGGCGGTTCAGGAGTAGTTATCTTTGCCGTTCCAACCGGCACGAGCGTGTCCTTCTCGGGCGGTGTTACTCAGACTTCTAGCACTGTCGGGCCTAATGATGTTTACACTGTGACTGCTACTTCGACGACTTCAGAGACGGTGACTATCGGATGAGCCACTTTGCCAAACTAGACGACAACAACATGGTCACCTTCGTGACCGTGGGGCGACAGGAAGACGACGGGCTCGAGGCTGAACTGACCGCTCGTACCGGCGACACCTACAAACAGACCTCTTACAACACGCGGGGCGGTGTCCACTACGACCCGGCAACGGGTGAACCATCCGAGGACCAGACCAAAGCCCTCCGCTACAACTATGCGGGCAAAGGGTTCACCTATGACGAGGGCCGGGATGCGTTTATTCCGCCTAAGCCGTGTGAATGGGTGGTCAGTGAATAATGTTGGCTCGCCCGTGGCCTCGTGGGGAGTCGATTAGAAGCCCCTGGGGGATGAGAACCCACCCAATAACCGGACGGCGGAAACATCACCGTGGCGTGGATGTCGCCTATCACGGTTCTATTTACGCCCCGGCGGATGGCACTGTCGTTCATAAGGGTGCCGACCTCAACAAGCGCACGGGTGGCGGGTATGTGTTGATTTTGCGTCACGATAATCCGCGTGTGTGGACTGTTTACTATCACATGCGAGAGCCGTCTCCTTTGCTTAAAGGCACGCGGGTGCGAAAGGGTGAGGTAATCGGTCGGACGGGTACAACTGGTGCTTCAACGGGTGTGCATTTGCATTTTGAGGTGCGTAAGTCTCGCCGATGGGGTTCTGACATGAATCCCGAACTATGGTTGTCGGCTGAATATGCTGCGCACACTCGGAGAAGCCGTGAGAGACCGTCTGAGCCTGTTTCAGAGCCGTCTCGGAGGGAACGTCGCCCTAGACCTTCTTTTGGCATTAGCGGGGCGTTGAAGGCGATGGATGTTAATGCTGTGTCGAGGTTTATGCGGGGTAGGAGATGAGTGAAGAGACGAACGGAAATGGAGTCCGCATTTCAATGAGAGATGTTTACAATGAGGTGCAGCGTCAAGGTAAAATTCTTGAACGTATTGCCAATAGCCTGCCTGACACTGATGAGAAGGTGGAAGACCATGAGGCTCGTCTTCGTAAGCTTGAGATGAGGATGGGATGGATTTTCGGAGCTTTGGGTTTGTTGGGCGCTCTGTTGGGCGTCTTTTCGTTCAGCGTGAACTAACTCCTGCACAACAACGGTGGCGGATTCGTCGCCGGTTAACGATTTTTGTTGTTGCATTCGGTGTGGCGATGATTGTTGCTGGTGCGGTCGGGTTGTTTGGTGATAAATTTACGGGTGAGTTGGTTTATGGCGGTGTAACCTTGATTAGTGCCGTTTTAACTGCTTATAGTACGATGGCTACTTTTGATGATAAATGGCACCCTGAGGTGTCGGAGGGGGAGAGTCCCGATGGATGAGTTTGAGATTGCACGTTGGTGGA